GGGTTAACAATTTGAAACTGAATGCCGCCCATACCGCCAGCAGTTTCATCAATAAATTGCGCAGGCTCCACAATGCCGCCACGCGCTAAACCTTTGGTCACCTCTTTGACCACTTCAGCCTGCGCTGACGGCGATGCTGACTGCCCTGCCCTTGCCGAAAATTGCATCGGCTTTCGCTTGACTGTGGCTGGTTCTGTCTCCAACGCGGTTTGCTCTGCGGCGCGCGCTATTGGCCCCTCAACAGGCAGCGCTGCATCAGCGCCCATCCCCGGCATGGCTGGCGCTTCCACCATTATGTCAGGTGCTTGGCTGGCTAGTCTGACAAAGCCGCCAGATGGCAGCGGTGCCAGCAAATCTGTTTGGCCTGTGACAGTGTTGAACTGGCTTTTGATGTCACTAAACATATCTGGCGTGGCGGTGGCTGAATATAGTTCAGCTTCTTCATAGCGCTGCAACTCGTTGTCAGTATTATTGAACATTGAAAAACGCTCCATAGCTTTTTAACAAGGCTTGTTTTCGGCGGAGCAATCCATCTTTTGTATTACGATCCATGCTTGGGCGCGCTGCGATGAAATCATCGATAGATTTGATTGGATTTGTGGCCTTTAGTTTTAAACCACTTCCTCCATATTTTTCTATTTTGGCTAAGAAGTTTAAATATTTTTGTTCTTTGGCAGCGTCAAATTCTGCCCGTACTGCGGAAACAAGTCTTTCGCCTTCTGCTTTAATTTCTCGTATAGTCGCATCTTTGTTTTCAGGCTCTCTGAACCAATCAGACAGATCATTGTAGACAGAGAAATACGCAGCGTTTGCAGCTTGCGCCAAGTCATCGTCACTGCCTGCTGTTTCTTCTGTCCAGTTAAACACCGCGCTGACAGTTTTCATGTATCCACGAAAGTTTGCGTCTGCTTCGCTGAAGATCATATTTTGCAAAGTAATATAATCGTCGCTTGATAGGTTTGGTTTTTCTGCGCTTAAAATTTCTTCTGTCAATTCCCCTTGGTTCGCCAGCAAATTCATTTGTACCTTTATTCTGGCACGGCTTTCTTTTGGGAAAAGCGTATCGGCAGTACCGCTGGCTAGTTCTTCATCCAAAGCAGCACGTTGGTCACGCGATAGAAAGTTTTGCACATCCAGCCATTCATAGATTTTCTTTTTGGCCACAGCGCTATCTACTACGAACAAGCCGCCATTTCCTTCTTTGAATAATGGCAGCAATGGTCGTAAATAATTATCTGGCAACCCAATGCTTTTCAAATCATTCTGCGTTAATGTCTTGCGGCCAGTATATAACATTTTATATGCGGCAGTCAGGTTGCGCTTTTCGCCATCACGAATGTCTTTGCTAACTTCCTCGTCAGCCCTCCATGCAGCCTGCGCCAGCTTCATATTGCCTTGGACAATCTTTAGCGCTTCAGCCCGTGGGATTTGGGACAACACAGTAGCAGCGTAGGCATCAACCATGCCAGCCTCTGACATTGCTTTCTCTATGGTCATCTGGCCTGTTTGGATTTCGTCTTGCAGACTGACAAACTTGCGCAATCGTCGGTTGGAATTGATGTCAGCGCCATATCGATTGGCCACATATCCTGACGCCACATCCACGCGCATTGCCAGATTGGCTTTGCTAACAGCGCCAGCATTGGCTCTGCCGCCTGCCACGCCGGGTGCAGTCATGACGCCGTTTTTGCCGGGTGTGGTGCCTGTGCCGAAAAATGCAGCATAGTCGGTGGTCGTTGCGCCGATCTGAGACAATGCAGCGACAGCGTTTGTCTGCCTTGCTGCAATCGCCGCTTGATCGCGCTTGATGATCTTATCGTCAACTACGCCTTGCAGTCTAAATCTGCTTTGGATCTCCGATTGGTTAAAGCTAAAGTCTAGCTTGCGCCTGACGTTGCTGTTTTTCACCCGGCCCAGCACGTTGGACTGAATGCTTTTCATTCGCTTTTCCCACAGCTTATTGCCGTCGAAAATATTGCCAATGTCGTTTGACCGGGACAAATCATATGTGGCTGTGCGGATCTCTTCATCTAGCGCCAGTGCTGTTTCGTTATACTCAGCCTCTGCAATCATCTTGCCGCGTTGTTCTGCATATGCGCCAACAGCGTCAGCCAGCGCGCGGGTTGCTGCACCTTTTTGCAGCGCCGCCTCAACAAATGGCCGCGCATCCATGCGCGCTGAGAATGACCGCCCCGGTGCTTCGTTGGTGCGCTGAACTTGCGATCTGTAGATTGGTATCCTCATCAGTCAAAATACCCCGAACCTGATATGCCTAATGCAGCGTTGCCAAAGCCTGATATTAGGCTGGCCTTGCCTTGCGATCTGTATGCTGACCGGGACGCATCGCCGCCCATTCTGGCAAGCTGTGCCTGCAATCTCGCATCTTCTTGCTGATCGCTGATCTGTAGGTTTGTCATCTCGTTATTGAACTCAGCCACTGACATTGCGTAATCAAATTCTTTTGCGTTTGCTTGCAACACGGCAAACGGTGTACCGCTGCTCATATCAACGCCAGCATAGCCAAAGCCTGCCTTAGCAGCGCCCTGCACTTCGCGCTCAAACGCCTCGCCTGCGCGTTCCTGATCGATCTCAAAGTTTTGGTTAATAATGCCGCGCTGACGCGCCAGCAATCCAATGTCGCGCTCAATGATGCTGGCGTTAAAATTGGCTGCTTGCTGGGCTGCTGCGCCTGCCGCGTTAGCTGCGTTGCGCGAACTGATGCCACCGACAATGTTTGCTCCGGCACTAATGACTGCTGCGGTTGCGCCCATCTAGTTTACTCCCAAACGCTTGCTGTAGATTGTTTCAGTGCCGACAAAGTTCAGCCGCTGGAGCAGCTTATCAAATGGCTTGTGCATTTTTGTGTTGATCATCATTACGCTGACGCCAGCGATGGTAAGTTGCTCTTCCGCAAATTTGATTAGCCGCCATGCTGTGAAGCCTTTGCGGTACGCCGGGTCTACATAAATGGCATCGTTGTGGCTAAACAGATGATCAGCATAATGTAGGTGCGGCACGATGATATTAACAAAGTAGCCCACCAGCTTGTCACCTTCACGCGCAGTGGAACAATGCAATCTGCCGTCATCATCCATTTGGAAAAATGCGTCCCAATTAACGTTTAAATTGATCGTGCCTTGGTTTAGCGCGACTTCTTTCCAATGGTTTTCAATCAGCGGCTTCAGTTCTTCGTGGATGTCTCTCATCCGCTCAACGTGATACAGGATCATGTGTCGAATGTGTTCATACGTGGATACAGCGCCAGCACAGTCAGGGGCAGTGCTTGCGATTGTCGCACGTAGATCCTGTCGTTGTTGTCATAACCCCCGCGAAATTCTTGGTCTTTATCGCCCGTAAAAAGTGGGATCGCCTGATCCATTGCCATGCTGCTGTCCCTAAACGGGATGCGATCTAACTCATCCGCTGAATTTCCAACTTCTATGCCAACAGTCTCAAACAATCTTAACGTGACAGCGTGGATGCGTTTCGGCTTGCCTTGGCTGGTGCCATCTTCACTGCCGCTTTCAATACGCATGGTCTGCATTTCGGACGTAAATCCAAACCCAACGGCTGCTGTGGTGCTTGAATAGTCTAGCGTGATCCCGCCGCCGCTGACTGTCTCATCAGGGTGCGTTGCGCCGTTTGCCAGTATCGTCACGCTTTGGCCTTCCAGATGGTACAGCCCGGACAAGCTGGTGGTGGCAGATCCAGCATAGGCCAAGCCGCCGTCCACAAAGAATGCAGATGTGGTGACGCTGCCGAAATCAAACACCTTCAGCACTTCGACATAGCGTTTCGTGACGCTGTTGATCGTGCGCTTGACGATCATGTATAAGTCATCATTCCCGGTGTCGGTTGGCAGTGGCGCAATGCTTTCAACCACCGCTTGGCCGCTGCCAAACACGCCGCCTATGACATGCTTGTGCCAACCGACCACATCCTCTTCGCGCCTGTACGTCATGCCCAGCAAAGTGCCGTCACTGCGCAGCGCCCAGATAATGCTTTCGGGTTCCTGTTGATAGGCAAACTGAGTAATGCCGCCATCTGTCAGATGTTCAGCGAGGATCGTCATATCAGGTGCTTGGTAGCCTGACGTGTTTACATCCCCGGCAAACTTGAACTCTCGCACCTTACGACCACCGCGCTGTGCAAACAACGTCACGTCAGCAACTTGCACAGGCTCAACAGCGGCAGATCCATAGTTGCTATATTTCCTGATCAGGGTGGTGGTGGGCGTTACCGGGCCGTCAGATGTGGCCGTCACTACATACTCGCCTGCAGTGGTGCCAACGGACAAAACTCTGGTGGGTGACAGGTAGCGGATCGCGTTAACCTGATTGCTGGCAATGGTGTAGATCAGGGCGTCATTATCGCCAGTGCCTGTGGTCATGTTGAGGTAGTCAGCATTTTTGGAAAACCACAGCGTTTGCGGATTGTTATTAGTGTTTCCAAATACCAACCTTTGCTCAAAGAACGTCACCACACTGGGGTAATTGTCAGACGTATTTAGCGCTGGCGATGGTGATCCAGTGATTGATGGCGTGGCAAACGTCCAATCATTATGGTCTGCTCTGACTAGGGTGCGGATCGCGTAGCTGGGGTGAACGAAATACATCGTGTCAGCGGATTGCACAAAGCGCAGATCAAACAAGACAGCTTCCGGGTATGGGCTGGCCAGTTCAAAGATCTCGGTGGCAGTGCCGCCGCTGGTGAAGGTGGTAAAACTGGTCGTGTTGATCGCTACGCCGTAGAGATCTGTCAGGCTGAACGTGTTGGTGGTGCTGTTGGCTACGCGATAGTTGCGCCCGTTTAGCTCTGTCATGCCGCCAACGCTGGCAATATAAACCTCGTCGCCGTTGCTGAAACCGTGGCTATTGCTGGTCAACACGCCGGGGTTGGCTTTGGTGATGGCGGTGATTGTCTTGGCTGTTGCATTGAGAACTTGCGCGCCATTGCGATAGACCCGCATGATGCTGTCGCCAAACTCTAATATATATGTGTCAGACGTTTTGAACTGAAACGGGATCAGCCGGGTTTTAACGCTGCTGGCCTTAACCTCGCCTAAGAACTCTGTTCCGGGTCTACGCTTTACACCACCCTGCGGCATGACCACCATGTTGGTGAGATCTGCCAAGCCTTCGCGGTATTTCTCTATACCTGTGCGGCCTTCCAGCAGTGGGCTAATTTCACCCGCTGCAAAGCTGCTAAAGCTGGGGGCTGATCGCGCCATTAATAACGCGCCTCAATAAAGTCAGACGCTTCTATGCGCCGGGTTGCGCCTTCTGTGCTGTCAACAAATCGCGCTTCTTTCAGCGACTGATCGTATGCTGATGTGGTGATCTGCACCATCGATGTTGACCCGGTGATTGCATAGGCCATCTCTGCCGCCAAGCGCATTGACAATGCCTCAATCAAACCGCTGTCATACTCATTAGGATCTGTGATGCGCGCCACATACTTAATCTTTGCGGTGCCTTCATCAGTAACGATGTTGCGGCCTTCAATGACAAACGCAGGGCCACCGCTGTTGTTCATCATGTTGTCTTGGGGGTAAGACATGCTGCCGTTGCTGAACTCCAGCACTCGCAGGCAATAAGGATCTGTCGGCAGGGGGTATTGGTGAGCATAGCCAAAGCCGGGTGCCGTGGATGATTGCGCGAGATCCTGACGCCTGATGAGGCAATTCCAAGGATGCGCTCTAAATACGCTGTCGCGGATGCTGTCATATCGCTGATTAACGATGCGCGCAGCTTTGCTGTTTTCATCGAATGCAGAGATATTGGAAGCACCCAACACGTTCAACGCATTGTTTGCAATATCGACTGTAGAAGTCATGCAATCACCAAATTTTTAGGGGGTGTAGAGAGGCAGGGGCAGCAAGCCGCCCCCGCCGGGTTAGTTAGTCAACAACGTATTTGATGGTGACCTCAATGGTGCCAGTGCCAGCGGCACCGCCCATTGTTGCGGTCACGACCACGCCATCTTCATTGGTGTCAGTGACGGTGCCAGACCCCAACGCCAAGGTGGCGATGATGTCTATCTTTTGCGCGCCAGTTGATGCCGCCGCAGCTTTGTAACCTGCAGGGGCCGCTGACACGGCAGTACCCGCCGCATTGGTGTGGGCTGCATAGCCGACAGACAATGTGGTGGAGCCGCCCAGCGCGTCATGCGCTAACGATCCTTCGATCAAGCGCGCGCCGTCTGGCAGAGTGAACATCTCAATGACATCGCCTGATGCAAGAGATGACGCCTCATAAACGCCGTGAGCAATCCGCACACGTCCACCCATGACATTGGCAGGGTTTTTCGTGATTGGGGTTGCCCGTGTATTGGTCCGTTGGACCGAGTAAACAGTAGCCATTTTTCAGTCCTCCTTATTC